CCCAAATTTTTACGTGCGCAGGTTTCGGTAGGGGGGGTATCCCCGCCGGGCGCGAATCAACCCCTTTTTAGAACTGGACATCAACATGAGTGGAAGCCGTGGGCCCATGCCCAAGCCGACTGCGCTCAAGTTGATCGCAGGAAACCCTGGAAAGCGCGCGCTAAATCTGTCGGATGGCGTCAACCCGCGCATCGAGATCCCGGCACCGCCCAAGCACCTGGGCAAGTCGGCCGTGAAGGAGTGGAGGCGCATCACGCCGATTCTGGAGGAGCTGGGCCTGGTGTCCGGCCTGGACGTGGCGGCGCTGTCGCTCTACTGCCAGTCGTATGGCCGGCTGGTGGAGCTGGAGACTGCCTTCAACGGCAAAGTGGCCGTGCAGGTAAGCGAAGGCGTTGCAGTGTGCGACGCCGTTTTGTCCACCAGCATCGGCATCACGCCCAGTGGCTACCAGCAACAGAGCGTGATCGTGCAGCTGATCCGATCACACCGCGAAGAAGTGAATCGCTACCTGGCGCATTTTGGCCTGAGCCCTGCGGCTCGCGCCCGTGTGACGCCATCGAACTACACGCAGCAGACGCTGCCCGGCATTGACAGTGCACCGAGCGTGGCCACCGGCTTTGCGCGCTTCACTCAGGGCTGACCATGGGCAAGTATGTGGACACCGCGCTGGAATATGCGCGGCAAGTGGTCGCGGGCGAGATCCCGGCATGCAAGTGGACCATGCTGGCCTGCAAGCGCCAACTGGATGACCTGGCGCGCCCGGTCGGAAAGGACTGGAATTTTGTTTTTGATGTCCAGCGGGCCGAGCGGCCCTGTGAATTTATTGAAATGCTGCCCCACATCAAGGGCAAATGGGCTCGTGACAAGCGTCTGATCGAGCTGGAAGGCTGGCAGTGCTTTGTGATCACCACCGTCTTCGGCTGGGTGCGCTGGGCAGAAAGTGGCTACGACGATGTGCCTGGCCGCTGGTTGCGCCGCTTTCGCGAGGGTTACACCGAGGTGCCGCGCAAGAACGCCAAGAGCACGCTGTCCAGCGGCCTGGCGCTCTACATGCTGACGGCCGACGGCGAGCAGGGTGCCGAGGTCTACAGCGCGGCCACCACGCGCGACCAGGCACGCATTGTTTTTGACGATGCCAAGGCCATGGCCGACCGACTGCCCGGCCTGCGCACCTATCTCGGGCTGGCGATCCTGCAGCATGCGCTGACGGTGGCCAACACCTCCAGCAGCTTCCGCCCGTTGGCCGCCGAAGGCAGCACGCTGGACGGCCTGAACGTGCACTTTGCGGTGATCGACGAGCTGCACGCACACAAGACGCGAGCCGTGTACGACGTGATCGACACCGCGCGCGGGGCCCGTGAGCAGTCGCTGCTGTGGAACATCACCACCGCCGGCAGCGACCGGTCCGGCATCTGCTACGAGCGCCGCACCCATGTGACCAAGGTGCTAGACAACCTGATCGATGACTCCAGTCTGTTCGGCATCATCTACTCCATCGACGACGGCGACGATCCGCACGACCCGGAGAGCTGGGCCAAGGCCAACCCGAACTGGTTGAAGTCGGTGCTGCCCGACGACATGGAATCGGCGAGCCGCAAGGGTGCGGCGATGCCCAGCGCCATGGGCAACTTCCTGACCAAGCGCCTGAATGTCTGGATCAATGGCGACAGCGCCTGGATGGACATGCCGGCCTGGAATCGCTGCGCAAACCCGCAGCTGAGCGTCGATGACCTGGTGCAGCTGCCCTGTGTCATCGGCCTTGACCTGGCCAGCAAGGTGGACGTGGCCGCCAAGGTGCGGATCTGGTACGACGAAGCTCGCGGCATGTACTACCTCAAGCCCGTTTTCTACCTGCCAGAGCGTGCGGTGGAGCAGTCGGGCAACAGCCAGTACGACGGATGGCGCCGGGCCGGGTACCTCAAGGTGACCGACGGCGAGGTGGTGGATTTCGACAACATTGAAGACGACCTGCGCGACGACCTGCGCAGCCTGCAGGTGCGCGAAATCGCATACGACCCCTGGCAGGCCACGCAGTTGGCCAGCCACTTGCTGGCCGAGGGCGCGCCCATGGTGGAAATGCGCCAGACCGTGCAGAACATCAGCGAGCCCATGAAAACGCTGGAGGCCCTGGTGCTGCAAGGCAAGCTGGAGCATGACGGCAACCCGATGATGACCTGGATGATCAGCAATGTGGTCTGCCACCGGGACGCCAAGGACAACATTTACCCGCGCAAAGAGCGGAACGAAAACAAGATCGACGGCCCGGTGGGCGCCATCATGGCCCTGGGTCGGCTGGTGTCAAGCGAAGACCAGGGCATGGTCTATGACGGCAGCCTCACGGTTGTGTGAACCCATGAATCCACTCATTTACAACATCAGCATGCTCCTGGGCCTGGCTTGCATTGCAGTCGGCGCGGCCTTGGTGTGGAGCCTTGGCATGTCGCTGATGGTGACCGGTGGCCTGCTCATCCTGCTGACCTTGGTGTCCTTGAAAGTGATCAGCTGATGTTTTTGACCAAACCGCGCGCCGCTGTGGACGGCGACCGCTCGCCCTGGGGCCAGTTCTGGTTCGAACCCATCGGCCTGCGCACCGCTTCGGGCGAGCGCATCACCAGCATGTCGGCCATGCGCCTGTCGGCCGTGTACAGCTGCGTGCGCGTGCTGTCCGAAACCTTTGCGGTGTTGCCGTTTTGTCTGTACCGCAAGCGCGCCGATGGGGGCCGTGACCTGGTCAAAAACCACTGGCTGTACCAGCTCATGCGCAAGCCCAACGCATGGCAGACGCAATTCGAATGGCGCGAGATGATGCAGGGCCATTTGTGCCTGCGCGGCAACGCCTTCAACCAGATCGTCAGCAACTACAAGGGCGAGGTCACCGCCCTGGTGCCTATGCACCCCGACGCCGTGACCATGATGATCAACACCGAAGGCGATTTCAACTACGTGGTCAAACAGCGCGACGGCAGCAGCGTCACCCTGCCGCGCGGCGAGGTCTGGCACATCCGGGGCCTGTCCAGTGACGGCTACATGGGTATGAACCCCATCGAGCTGGCTGCTGAAGTGCTGGGCATGGGGCAGGCGGCGCAATCCTACGGCTCGCGCTTCTTTGCCAACGACACCAAGCCGGGCGGCTGGATCGAGGCGCCCGGAAAGTTTGCCGACAGCGACGCCAAGAAGACCTTCCTGGAGTCGTGGCGCGCCACCTACGGCGGCGCTAACCGGGGAAAAACCGCCGTCCTGGAAGGCGGCATGAAATACAACGAGCTCAAGCTCAACAACAGCGACAGCCAGTTTCTAGAAAGCCGCAAGTTCAGCCGCTCCGAGATTGCCAGCGTCTTCCGCGTGCCTCCGCACCTGATCGGCGACCTGGAGCATGCCACCTTCAGCAATATCGAGCAGCAGTCGCTTGATTTTGTGATTTACACCATGACGCCCTGGGCCGAGCGCTGGGAATCCAGCATCGAGACCTGGCTGCTGTTCGAATCCGAAGCCGATGACCTGGAAGTGGAGTACGACTTTGCCAACCTGCTGCGCGGCGACCGCACCTCACGCGGCACCTTCTACACCGCAGGCATCAACGCCGGATGGCTCACCCGTAACGAAGCGCGCATCGCCGAAGGAATGAACCCACTGGACGGCCTGGATGAGCCGCTGCGGCCACTAAATATGGTGGAAGAGGGCGAAGCACCCGATGAACTGGCCGAAGCCGATGCAGGTGCTGACGACAAGGCCCTGCCGCCGCCAAAGGAGCCGGATTCACGCCTGGTGGCGCTGCTGCAGGGCAATGCAGACCGGATGGCGCGCCGCATTGCTGCCGGAAGCTTGCCAACTTCGCATGTACTCGCCGAGGCATTGGCAGTGACCTGGTTGGATGCTACTGACTGGCTTGATCACAGCACTGCTGGCCTGAACGAATCCGAAATTTCCGCATCGCTGATGCAACTGGCCTTGAAAGGCAAAAAATGAAACGCCAACTGCTGGTCGCTGAGTTCCTCAGCACACCCTGGGCACTGATGCCCGAACGCCTTGCCGCCTTTGCCGGCGTGGTGGCGCGCTGGAGTGCCGAGGTGCACGCATCGCCCGATACCCTTGCTGCCGTTGCTGCCGACCGCGAAGCCCGCGATGCCAAGCGCACCGCCGGTGCTCGCGCTGGTGGTGGTGGCATTGCGGTGATCCCGCTGTATGGCGTGGTTACCCAGCGCGGCAATGCGGCCGACGATGTCTCCGGCACGGGCGGCTGCAGCACACAGCAATTCACCCAGGCCTTTCGCCAGGCCATGGCCGACCCGACCGTGGGTCAGATCCTGATAGACATCGACAGCCCTGGTGGCTCGGTCTACGGCGTGCAAGAGCTGGCCGCCGAGATCATGAACGCCCGCGCCACCAAGCCGGTGGTGGCCATTGCCAACAGCCTGGCCGCCAGCGCCGCGTACTGGGTCGGCTGCGCCGCTTCTGAGCTGTACGTCACGCCTGGTGGTGAAGTGGGCTCCATCGGCGTGTGGCAGGCCCACCAGGACTACAGCAAGGCCATGGACGATGCCGGCGTCAAGACCACCATGATCAGCGCGGGCAAATACAAGGTGGAGGGCAACCCCTACGCGCCCCTGGATGACGATGCCCAGGCATTCCTCCAGTCCCGAGTCAACGACTATTACGGCGCCTTCACCAAGGCTGTGGCCAAGGGCCGCGGCGTGTCGATCGGCGCGGTTCGCGACGGCATGGGCCAGGGCCGCGTCCTGGGTGCGGATGCCGCCCTCGGCGAAAAGATGGTGGACGGCGTCATGACCTTTGACCAGGTCGTGAAAAAGATGCAGGCCAACGCCAAAGCAGGCGGTCGCCCAGCTGCCAACCGCCTGGCCGCAGCACAACGCGAAGTCGCAATCCTCTCCCTCTGAAATTTTCCTAATTCGGGCTGCGCATCAGCCCAGTCGTCGCCGGTCCAAAGACCAGCGGCGTGCGGTCCTACGACCGTGCCGGTGCAACTGAAACCATCCCGCCGCTTTACAGCGGCTTTTTTATTTGGAGCCCATCAAATGAGCAAGAAAATCCGCGAGCTGCAAGCCCGCAAAGCCACGCTGGTCACCGCCATGCGCACCCTCAACGAGCAGGCCTCCGCTGAAGCACGCGACCTGACCGACGAAGAAATCACCAAGTTCGACGCCCTGCGCGCCCAGGCTACTGCAGCCGAAGCCGCAATCAGCCGCGAACAGGCCCTGGTCGCCATGGAAACGGCCCAAGCCGCAGCCGGTGGTGTGGACATCCGTGAGGACGCCCACATCGAGACCACCGACAACCGTGCCGCCGACACGCAGCGCGGCTTCCGCTCCTTTGGCGACTTCAGCCAAGCCGTGATCCGTGCCGGTCGCCGCAATGGCGTTGTGGACCAGCGTCTGGGCATGAACGCCGCAGCACCGTCCACCACCGCCGCTGAAGGTGTCGGCGCAGACGGTGGTTTCATGATCCCCCCGGCCTACAGCACCGAACTGTTTCGCCTGTCGCTGCTGGACAGCGCGCTGCTGCCCTACACCAGCAACGTCAATGTGGACGGCAACAGCATGGTCTTTCCCAAGACCGAGCAAACCCCCTGGGGTACCAACGGCGTGCGCGCCTACTGGCAGGCAGAAGCCAC